GCTCCAGTAGAACCTTGACCACCTGTTACACCAGTTGCGCCTGTAGCACCTTGAATACCTTGAATACCAGTCGCTCCTGTTGACCCTTGAACTCCTTGGATGCCCTGTATTCCAGTCGCTCCTGTAGCACCAATACCAGTAGCACCAGTCAACCCTTGAATGCCAGTGCTTCCAGTCGCACCTTGTCCACCTGTAACGCCAGTTGCACCTGTGCTTCCTTGCAATCCTGTAGCACCAGTCAAACCGCTTGTTACAATTGCAAAAATAATTTGCTGGTTGTTTGAAAATTGAGTAACTCCACCAGAAGTTAAAAGCGTAACTGGAATTGAAACGTAGCTATTTAAAACAACAGTAGGAGTTGCTGAAATTTCCCAAGTTTGGAAATTATCAGAGTTATTTTGATCTTGAATTACAAACGTATCACCAGTTTTAAAAAGCGGGAAGAATACGTCAATGTCGTTGCCAAGTGCGTCAATGTGCGACAATGTTACAATTGCAGCGGACGTTTGAGTTAAATTGTCCCAATAAAGATGTCCTGTTGTTGGAACTCCAGAAACAGAATTTGCGTCTGCTTGGTAATTGTAGAAAGTGGATGATTGCCCGTTTAATCCAGTTGCACCAATCAATCCTGTTGCTCCAGTCAACCCAGTTGCGCCTTGCAATCCTGTTGCGCCTGTGCTTCCCTCTAAACCTTGGATTCCAGTTGCACCTGTGCTGCCATCTAAACCAGTAGCACCTGTGCTGCCATCTGGCCCTGTGCTGCCTGTAGAACCAACATCACCTTGTGGGCCAGTAGACCCAGTAGAGCCAACATCTCCTTGTAATCCAGTAGCTCCTGTGCTTCCAATTGGCCCTTCAACGCCAGTAGCACCAGTTGTTCCTGCCCCAGTAGCACCAACTGGGCCTGTGCTTCCAGTGGCTCCAATTGGACCAGTAGAACCTGTCGCACCAATTCCTCCGTCACCAGAAAGAGCAATAACCCAATCTGAAAATGTTCCAGAACCCTGCGTTTTATCTACGTAAACTGTTACGAAATTTGAAGCGACATTAAGAATGTTACCTTCCATCCAATCAAATGGATATGCAGAATCAGCAACGATGCGAATGCGTGATCCATACGTCCATCCAACATCGGCAGGAGCGTAGAAAAATGTTTTTGTTCCAACTTGAATTGGATATGTAGTGAAACTTTGCCGAGTAATTACTGGAGATACCCCAGTTGCGCCTGTTGATCCGCTACCAGTTGCGCCTTGTAACCCAGTAGCTCCTGTTGCCCCAGTCGATCCATCTGTTCCAGCATTCCCTTGTAATCCAGTAGCTCCTCGTGGGCCAATTGGCCCTTGAACTCCAATTCCAGCAGGGCCGGTTGCTCCTGTAGCTCCCGATCCACTTGCGCCAGTTGCACCAACCCCAGTTGCGCCTTGTGGGCCAGTAGCACCTACAAATCCTACGCCAGTAGCACCTGTTGCGCCTTTTGTGTCAGGAAAATCGCAAACTGGATAATCGGGTGGGCAATCATTGCAACAACTCATAGAAAGGCATTTGAATAGCTTGGGAAACTCATTTTGTCAAAGAAATTCTTCACTTAATATCGTTTAATGATACATACGCCTCATCAATGAGCGTTCCAAGCTCCTCGACGGTATCCTCGCACAAATCTGGACATCTTGCATGGATTAATTCATGCGCCAACACGTTTAATCGGTTAGATGAGCTATTTTTATTCAAAATAATTGTCCTATCCTCGTAAATGCAGATGCCATCATTCGGAACTCCTTCTGTTTTACCAGCGTCACCATACTTTAAAGTCCATAAAGCCCCGTTAATTCTTATTTTTAGGCTTTTTTTCATCTTTAAAGAAATAATGCGGCCATTTTCTTATTCCAACACCCTTAACCTTAACATGAAACTTTTTTTTATCAACAATTCCAAGTTTAATTCCTTTATTAACATATTTGATGGCAGCAGTTTTGCTGCATTTCCATTGTTCAGCCAAATCTTTTGTTAAATACCATCCTTGTGGAGCAAACTCAAATTTAACTGTTCCTTGTTCAAGAATTATTTTTAGAAAATCGTTAGGCGTCATGGCAGTCTCCATTGCTGACCTTGCTCGCGGCTCGTAATGTGGATGCAAGACTGCTTTAACTCTTCGCAATACTCGCCCCACAGAAATCCTTGCGTCCAAGCAAGCGTGGCGCGGCGATTTTTAGCGTAATCCATCGAAGCTCGTCGTGTAAGACTTCCAATATTGTATCCGGTTCCACCAATAAGGTTACGCCCAGACTGCATTGATATTTTATGCGTGTGGCCGAAACAGACCTTCCTTCTTGTGCTGTTGCAAAACGCTTCCGCCGTGTCTCTGGCAGCCATTTCATTGAACAAAACGCCATGCTGAAAGCCAATATCAGCGAGGTCATACATTTGGAATACACCATCCCACGGGAGAAGTGGTGCGCGTAGCTTTTCACAGCACTTTTCAATAGCTTCAACGATCTTAAATGCGGCATGAGCTACAACAGCATTGTTGCTCGATTGCAATCTCCATGCACGATCCTCGTGATTACCACAAAGAACCACATTTGCGCCAAGCATTTTGAGGTGCATAAGACCCGTATCGATGTCTGGAATCAATGGTTCAGCTTCACTCGCTCCTTTTGCCCCAGCCATAAGAGCAGTTAGATCAACAAAATCACCGAGGTGGATTGTTGTATGCGGTTTGAATTCTTTTTTGAACTTCAATACTGCGTCAAGTGCTTCTTGGTCGCAAAATTTCGCATGACTGCAAGAAACTGCCAGCACTTTTTTCCATTTGTGGGTGATATTTGCCATTTGGTATTTATTTTATTGATGGATGTATTCTGATTATGTCTCTAACAAGCGATTTCGCACGAACCTTACGCCAAACGCCATCTCCGCTTTCGGAATCGCGTAAGCCTTTTTGTCCTGTGTTCCCCTCGATTGTTAAAATTGTGTCACCGCGATCTTCAACGATGAATCCAACGTGAGAGAAATCGAAAGTAACGATGTCCCCAAGTTGAGCTTTTTGTTTTTCGTCAAAGATGTCGGTTGTATTTGGACGTTGTTTAGCCCATGAAGTAAGACCATAAGCCAATGCTGTCGTTGGCCTCCATTGTTCTAGAGTTTTTACTTTTAAAGACAACCAATTTACAACGTCATTTGATTTTAACCATTCACGGATGCACCAAGAAACAAAACAAGCACACCACGGATATTGGCCTGGGCCTAATTCGGTAGCCGTTTGATATTCGCGGATTCTTGGACCGCAATTATTGCCACCGACTTCTCTAACGCCAACCTCCGTAGAGGCAATAGCGATTAGTTTGTCAAGCATTTATTTTGCTTCTTTACGGAATACGTTGATTGCTCCTACAACGGCCATGCCAGCGGCGGCAATGGCATTTGCTTGGTCAGGAACAAGTGTGATTCCAGCTGCAGATGCAACGAATGCGAGTCCGCGCCATGTGGATGTTTCAGCGAGTCGATCGAGGATGTAATTTACGATTTTCATTTGTCTTTATAGAGTTTAGGTTGCGGTATAATTGGGTTGAACCAATCTAATTTTTGTTGTGGGGGAAAGTATTTAATTCTGACTGAAAGTTGTATGCTCCCATAGTCTCCCATCTTGTCTCCAGTTGGAGGAATTGGAATTGATATGCAGCTTGTAAGCGCAAGACATACTCCAACAAGAAATACAATTTTCACAAAATGGCAAGAACTATTTTTTCTTACTCCAATTTTTAACGATTACTGCAAGTGAACCTAGACCAACCGAAATACCAACAATTAACGAAATAATGCGCAACCATTGCTCAACTTCTGGAAGTAGCGAAATGCCAACTGATGTTGCTGTAGCCAATACTCCTGCCATTCCTGCGTTAAATGAGTGAGTGTCCATCTTCGGGTTTTTCGTTTATTGTTGAGTAGTCTAAATCTTTTCGTTTAACTGCGTATGTTCCTTCGGGGAGCGGCCAAGTTTCCGTATTCCCGTCCCAACGGATAACCATTTCGATCCAGTTGCCTTCTTTGTTAATAATTGCCCAATCGTCGATTTCCATTTTTAGAAGTATGTTGTGATTACTACAAATCCTTGTGCGCCTGCGCCACCATTGCCAGCAGTTCCAGTTGCCGCAGAGCATGAGCCTCCACCGCCACCGCCAGTTCCATAACCAGTTCCGTTCCCGCCATTTCCTCCGCTAAACCCGCTTGCAGTTGTTGCGCCACCACCACCACCACCACCACCATTCATCACAAGTGATGGTATTGCACGAGTTGCTGTAGTGCCTCCGTTACCTCCATTAGCAATTGTTGATGCCGTTCCGCCAGTTGCCGCGCCACCGTTAATAAATTGTGCCGCTCCACCAACGCCACCATTAAACGGGGTTGTCGTTGAGCAACCACCTCCAGCACCTCCAGATGACGGAGCG